TTTAAGCGAATAGCAGAAGATTTAACCCAATCTTGAAAACCGCTATCGGATGCGATAGTGGCAAAGTCTGGGTGCTTAGAAGCCAGTTGTTGTGCTGTCTTCATGCGCTTCATTTCTAACGCTGCTTGTCTTGCTTCAAGAACTGCAGGATGCTTCTCTACTTGTCTGTTGACCGCACTAGCTGGGTCTGCAAAAAAGTCGTCTTCGAGCGATTCTTCAATAGGCTTCGCTTCCTTAGCCTTAGAGTCGAGTTGTTGTTTTAACAGTTGGTCTGCAAGACTTCGTACTTCGTGAACCTCGTTTGCTTGACGACCGATGAGCTTTTCAGCCTCTTGGTGCATCTTAGCAATCTCAATAGCAGTCTTACCACGATACTTCTCTGGTAATTCTTCCACGGGTTCTTTGACATCAACCGCTTCAGTAGTATCTGCCGATGTAGAATCAGGTACTGGGGTTGTAATATCTTGTACTACTTCTTGCTCATTGCTGTTAAACAGTTCTTCTTCTTGAATAAAGTTTGCTGCCATTTAAAGTCTCCTGTCACCGAATCAAGTGATTTTAGGATTTATAATCTGAGGCTCTTTCGAGGTATCTCAGGCTTCGTTACGTTTTACTTCTTTTTTTGCTTTTTCTTCCCGGACTCTCGCCCATCTGTCGTAAGCACCAACGTAAGTTGGGTCTGTGCCATCTAAACTAATTCTCACGGGTGAGATAATCCGATTTGCTACATTCCCACAACTACAGGAGATTGTTGTTGTCTCATAATCAACAAAACCTTCTGTAATATGTTCTTCACTACACTTAAAGTCGTATAGTCTACGAGCCATCTGCTGAGTCTCCCGACATGAGCTGCTCGTAAGCCTGTTCTGAAGCAGGTTTAAGGGTAATGAGCCACTGAAGTAAGTCCAGTTGTCCCTTCTTTACCATTAAATCCGCTTCACTTTGGATTGATAGCACATGGTTCAACGAATTGAACATTGTTTGTGCATCTTCCATTAAATCTTGCCACCCTTCAGTAGACATCATTGAAAAGCGGTTCTCGTAATACTGTTGAAGTTTCTTATCTATCATTCTTCTTTGTCCTTTTAGGAGAATGTTGGTTAATGTGTTGCTATTATACAACACTTATACCTGTTTTGTCAAGTGTTTTTACTGTAAATTGTTGTTTTTCTGCATCTGTAGTTCAACAATCTTGCCTTTGTTGTTGATGTCCTTCTCTTTTAGCATCAACTCAGCGATTTTTGCTCGTTTCTCGAACTCTTTGTCTTGGTTATCACCCTCAATGTTGGTAGACAATGAGCTGATTACCTTGGCTTTTAGCTCTTCAGGCAGTAATTGGGTCTCAATCACGGTCTTTTGAGCCTCTGCTTGGTCTCTTTGAGCTCTAGCTTGTAGAGAAGCAGTCTGTGCTTGAGCTTGTTCCATCTGTAACTGCTGAGCCATCTGAGCCATTTGCTGTGCTTCAGGGTTTGGCTGAGACATTTGCTCCAAAGCCATTTCCATTTCAGCTCTATTAGACAAGCTAGAGTTAGCAATGATGCCTTTGAGAATGATAGGCAACACAGGAGTGTCAGGACCAAGAGTCTGTAACAAGCCAATCAACTGTTGCTGTTCGTATTCACGAGCCATAATACCCAAAGTAGCAGTAGGAATGAACTTCATGTCTACAGAAGGATAACGCTCAGGGTCAAACTGCATATAACGGAAAGCAGCTTTCTTAATCAAAGGCACTAAGAAGTCTTCTTGGAAGTTCGTCAAGGTACGCTTGTACTTCTTGATGATTGCACCCATCGCCATAGACATCTGTTGACCACCGCCGTCACGAGTAGCTTGAGACACCATACCTTGGCTGTCTAAAGTACCAGTCGCTTGTAGCAACATACGCTCAAATTCCTGTGCAGCCAATGCGTTGTTCTGACTGGTTTCACCGAACTTGAATGGGAATAGAATCTCTGATGGAGCACCGTTGGTAAGAATAGCTTTACCAGGTTTAACTTCAAACTTAGCACCACGAGGTAGACGAGTAGCGTCCATAGCAATCATAGGAGCTGTGGTCAATGCCAAGCTGTCTAAGTGACTGCGTAACTGTGCGTCAATGGCTTTCTGCATATTGTATGCTTTTTCCACTGTTCCACGACCCCAGAAACGGTTAGGGATTGTGTCGTCTTGGTAAGCCACAACAGGACGGTCTTTCATCATGTAAGGATTGGCTTCTGCTTTGAGCAACAAACCATCGTTAGCAATGACGATAATAGCCTCTACAAGGTCGCTGTAGCTGTCAGCAGTACTATCCTCAGGGAATAGGTCAACAACCTCTTCTCCGTCGTTCTCAAGCTGTTCTAGGTACTCTCTAGGCACTAAGCCGTAGTAAGTTAATAGCTTGACCTTGTCGTCTTGGTACTGAACCACTTCTTGAGTTACTTCTAAGTCATCGTCGTTACCAGCAGGTCCGATGTCTACCTTACGATAGATACCTTTTTCCATGCCTTCAACAACTTTGTGAATAGACACAAACTTCTCAATAGCAACACCCATCGCATCTTCAATAGAAGTAGCGTTAGGGTCAATCAAGAAGTTCTTAGGATTCACTGGGTTTACTTTAACGCAGAAGTATTCCTTCTCTTCTACACCGTAAGCAGCCTGTGTTGAGCCAGGAATAGGTTGAGTAGACGGAACAAACTCTGTCTCTTGTTTAACAACCAACTCACCGATACCAGTACCGTAGATTTCAGCCATCAATTCAATCTGGTCTACAGACTTACGAATCTTATGACGCTCTAGGTCTTCTCTGAGCATTGAACGCATAGCTTCAATGTCCATCTTGTTACCGTTGTAATCCATCACATCATCTTTGATGTCAAAGTATTCACCGTTACCGAAGATAGCTTCCATAATCTCTGCATGGCGAGTCTCTACAGCTTGCTGTGTAGCAGGACTGATGATACGGCTACGCTCTGACTCACGAGTACGGTCTTGGGCATCCCATTGACCACGGAAGATACGCTCATACTCCAACCAGTCTTCTAAGTAGTTCTGGTCTCTGAAGTCTCTCCAGCGGTCACAGTGTTGTACAACGAAGCTTACCAGTTCCACATCAGCTTCTGATGGAGTATCCCACTGCATACCTTCGTTGTTGTCTTTCATTTCAGCCATAGTTTTTCCTTAGTAACCTGCAATAACATCTAATACTTCCCAATCGTCTTGGTCATCATCACCATCAAAGTAGCTAGTAACAGCTAGTTGGTCGATGTAAGACAAAGCATCAGGTAAGTCGTCATGTACACCAGCGGTTGGAAACATCAACAATTGGTCTACAAACTCATCAAAATCTTCTTCAGCGTCTAGTATCACTCGACCGTGTTCAAAGCGACCCTGCAATGCCCAGACAACTCTATCTACCTTTTTCTTGTTGCCATGCGTTAAATCAACAATGTGTGCATAACAGTTGTTCTTTCGCATCAAGTCACTGAGGTACGGTAGAAGAGTTACCAGAGAAGTACAGAGGTAAATCAGCTATCGAGATTGCAAAGATGCACCAGGAAGCTGAGAAGCTCATCGGTCGTCAAGCAAACGAGGTTCATGAAGTACGAAGCCTTGCAGACCAGCTTTTAAAACAACAACTCGAATCTAACAAGAAAGTTCAGCAACAGCCGATTGAAGAATCGCTTGAAGAAGACTTTTTTGCAGACCCTAAACAGGCTGTGAACAGACAGGTAGAAAAGCATCCTGCTGTAATTGAAGCTCGACAAGCTGCATTAGAAATGAAGAAGATGAAAACTGCCCAACAACTGGCAGCTAAACATCCAGATTTCGGAACTATCGCACAAGATGCTGGTTTCCAGGACTGGGTAAAATCTTCAGCAATTCGCTTGCAGTTATTTGCTAAAGCAGACGCTGAGTATGACTTTGAGAGTGCTGATGAATTGTTGTCTACCTACAAGGAGATTAAACAAATCAAACAGGCTCAACAAGTACAACAGACAGCAACAGCTGCTAAGGTAGAGAGTCAAGCCCAAGCACAAGCAATGAAGGCAGCTACGGTGGATGTTGGTGGTGCTGGTGAGTCAAGCAGAAAAGTATATCGTAGAGCAGACCTTATTAAATTGAGAATGACCGACCCTGAAAGGTACGATGCTATGTCTGAAGAGATTATGGCTGCGTATGCTGAAGGTAGAGTCAAGTAATTTTAGTATTTAACTTAAACTTTTAAAGGAAGTAAAATCATGGCAAAAGTAGTATATCCTGGAGATAGTACCTCCATCGTTAACAACACAGCAGCAGCAACATTCATTCCAGAAATTTGGTCTGATGAGGTTATCGCTGCCTACAAGAAAAACTTAGTATTGGCAAACCTAGTTCGCAAGATGTCTTTCAAAGGCAAAAAAGGCGACACATTGCACATTCCTAAGCCAGTTCGTGGTTCAGCAACTGCTAAAGCTGCTAACACTGCTGTTACAATTCAAGCTAACACTGAGTCTGAAGTACAAGTTCTAATCAACAAGCACTTTGAATACTCACGCTTCATCGAGGACATCACTGCTGTTCAAGCTCTGTCATCACTACGCTCTTTCTACACAGAAGATGCTGGTTATGCATTGGCTAAACAAGTTGACGACGAGCTTATCGCTTTAGGTAAGTCTTTCGGCGACAGCGATGGTGCTGATTGGGTTCACTCAAACGCATACTTTATCGATGCTTCTACTGGTTTGACATCTTACGCTGTTGACACAGTAACTACATCTGATGTGTTCACTGACGCTGGTTTCCGTAAGCTTATCCAGTTGATGGACGACGCTGATGTACCAATGGACGGTCGTAAGTTTGCAATCCCACCATCATTGCGTAATGCAATCATGGGTGTTGACCGCTACAACTCAAGCGACTTCGTTGATGGTCGTGGTGTTCAGAACGGTCAAATCGGTAAGTTGTATGGCATCGACATTTTCGTGTCAAGCAATATGCCTGTTATCGAAACTGCTGCTGAGAACTCAGCTGGTGACGGTGTTAAAGCTGCATTGTTGTTCCATACAGACACAATGGTTCTTGCTGAGCAAGTTGGTGTTCGCTCACAGACTCAGTACAAACTAGACTACTTGTCAACACTTTACACTGCCGACACATTGTTCGGTGTTAAAGTTGTTCGTCCAGAAGCTGGCTTCGTATTGGCTGTAAACGCTTAATATAAGCACTAAGATTCCCTGCTTCGGCAGGGGTCTTTTTTAAGGGCTCTTAATTGAGTCTTTAAACAAGACACAAAGGATAATCAATGGCTATTTATCGTGGAGCAGGTGGTGCTGGTGACGCAACTGGTGACTCAGCCAGTGAAGCTCTCTTAGTTCGTGAATTAGCTGCAGAGGTAGCTTTAGATGCTGCTGCTGCAGAGGCTGCAAGAGCTGCTGCTGTTGCTGCTAAAGAAGCTGCAGAGTTAGCTGAAACGAATGCTGAAACAGCTGAAGCTAACGCAGAAACTGCAGAAGCTAATGCTGAGACTGCAGAGGCTAACGCTGAAGCTGCTCAAGCTGCTGCAGAAGCTGCACAGACTGCTGCAGAAGCTGCTCAAACCGCTGCTGAAACTGCTGAAACAAACGCTGAGACTGCTGAGACAAACGCTGAAACAGCTGCCACAGCTGCAGCCAGTTCTGCGTCTGCTGCATCTACAAGTGCAAGCAGTGCGTCTACATCCGCTACCAACGCAAGCAACTCAGCCACTGCTGCTGCAACCTCAGCAACCAACGCTTCTAACAGTGCCACAGCAGCTGCGACATCAGCGACTAACGCTAGTAACTCAGCTTCTGCTGCGTCAACTTCTGCTACCAATGCAGCCAACAGTGCAACAGCTGCACAGACTGCAGAGACCAATGCTGAAACAGCTGAGACTAATGCAGAGACTGCACAAGCTGCTGCTGAACTAGCAGAGACTAATGCAGAAACTGCAGCAAGCAATGCAGCTACATCAGCTAGCAATGCTGCTAGTTCTGCTTCAGCTGCATCAACATCTGCAAGCAATGCTGCTACATCGGCAACATCTGCAAGTAACTCAGCAAGTGCCGCTGCTACAAGTGCTACCAACGCTAGTAACTCTGCTAGTGCTGCAGCAACATCAGCTACGAATGCTGCAAACAGTGCTACTCTAGCAGCTAGTTATACACCATCTCAAACAGGTAACGCAGGTAAGTTCTTAACAACGGACGGTACAGTCACTTCTTGGGGTGATGTACCAGCATCTATCTCTGTTACAGGCGGGGATTTAACTCTATCAGGCAGTACAAACACTGCTATTACCAATGCAACACTTGCCACTGTTAACAGCAATGTAGGTTCATTCGGTTCTTCTACTGCAATTCCTGTTGTCACAGTCAATGCTAAAGGTTTAGTCACAGCAGTATCAACAGCTGCAGTTGCTGGTGGTCAATACTTTGGCAGTGCTGCTGTAAAAGCTATTGCTTATAACTCACAAACTATTGCAGAGAATGTCACTGTTACTGCTGGTAACAATGGTGGTTCTTTCGGTCCTATAACTATTAATTCAGGTTTTACAGTAACTGTAGAGTCTGGAGCTAACTGGGTGATTATCTAATGAGTTTATTATTAAGCGGAACAAACGGATTATCTGATGTCGATGGTTCAGCATCTACCCCAGCTATAAGGGGTACAGATACTAATACAGGCATATTCTTCCCAGCAGCCGATACTATTGCTTTTGCTGAAGGCGGTGCTGAAGTAGCTAGATTTGATTCAAGCGGTAACTTAGGTGTAGGCACTTCTAGTCCAGCATATAGGCTTGATATATCAGGTGGACACTCACGAATTAGAGGTGCTCAAGCACAATTTTGGAGTAATTCAGACAACACAAACATAGTTGGTATTTACAACGGAGCAGCCGCTGGTTCTTCCGCTTCTTCTGGTCAAATGATTTTTGAAACAGGTTTAGCAGAACGCATGAGAATAGATAGCTCTGGTAACTTGCTAGTGGGGACTACAAATACAAATCCAGTAGGAGCAAACGCAACTGGAACTGCCATTAAAGCTGGAAACATAAATTTATCTGCTGCTGGAACAGCAATGGTTATTAGTAGGCAAAATACAACAGGGCCTCTTGTTGGTTGGTACTATAACAACTCAACACTTGTTGGTACTATTTCTACAAACGGCTCAACAACCGCATACAATACTTCATCAGACTACCGCCTTAAAGAAAATATTGCTCCAATGACTGGTGCTTTGGCTAAATTAGCTCAACTCAAGCCAGTAACTTATTATTGGAAATTAGATGGTTCTGCTGGCGAAGGCTTTATCGCCCATGAGCTTGCTGAAGTATGCCCTGACGCAGTAAGCGGTGAAAAAGATGCTGTTGATATAGAAGGCAATCCACAATACCAAGGCATTGATACTTCATTCTTAGTAGCTACACTAACTGCCGCTATTCAAGAACAACAAGCCATCATTACAGACCTTAAATCACGAATTGAAGCATTGGAGCAAGCATGAGTGCTATAAAGTTATCCACCCCATCTAGCGGAAGTATCTCATTAAGTCCAGCTAACACAGCATCAAATCTAACGATTACTGTGCCAGCCATTAGTGCGACTATGGCTACTCTGACAACGCCATCTTTTGCTACAACAATCGGAGTTGGCGGTGCTACTCCAGCAGCTAGTGGTGCTGGTATTACTTTTCCAGCCACTCAGTCTGCTTCTACAGATGCAAACACACTAGATGATTATGAAGAAGGCACTTGGACACCTGTTGTGCCAGCAACCTCAGTTACTTACACAACTAGAAGTGGCACATATACAAAAATAGGTAATGTAGTTTATATATTTTGTTTTGTTCAAATTTCATCAATATCAGGTGCTAGTGCGACTGGTGGTGCGTCAATTATTACAGGGCTACCTTTTACAAGCTCGCCATCCGTATCATATCCAAATTTATCAACTGCTTGGAGTGGTTCAAATTGGGGTGGTAGCGTTGGTGGTGTTCAAGTTCTACCAAATTCAACAGAAATGACTGCTATAGGTCTTACAAACAATTCATCATTTGTTGATTCTCGCCCAAGTGATATTTGGGATGCATCTAGTAATTGGGTAAAACTAACTGGCTTTTACTATGTATAAGGATTAAAAATGGCACTCACAGAAAACACAAGCATTGACAAAATTGAGGTAGTAAGTAATTGGAATATTCAAGTTCGCCAAGCT